CATGGATTCGTAGACACTGTATTCAACGAATTTATATAATTATTAATAGCTTGTTGATACATTTGCAATGTTATTTCGTACTCTTTTTCTAATAACTCTAGCTGCAACAAGTCGTCTTTTACGTTATTATTAGTATCATAGGTGTTAGTCATATTAGCCATATTATATATGAAGAAAAGAAGAAAACACGAAAAGAATTGCACTTGAATAGATGTAAACCTAATTATTTGTTAGTAGTGGACGAAGATAAGAGCACCGACTATGAGAAAAAAAACCCATCATAAAGCCGAAAACAGTGAAAAATATTACAGTGCCTAATCCAATAGGTTTCCCTTGACTAGAATTATCAACAGAAATCAATCGCGGATTTCGTTTATATTGTTTTTGAGCTGTTTCTGCATTTTGCAAAATGTTGTGAAAGTTAGGTCTCTTTTGTTTCGGGTCCCATGAACTAAACATAGTATTATTATGCTCTTGAAGAATAATAATATAATAATCGTTACGCATTGTTTTGCTTATCTTATCTTTTTTCCTCTGTGTTCTAGTTAAAACTAATAAACTATGCAGACGCCGTGGGTGCCTTGAAAGATCTTGCTAAAATAGTACCCACTATAACGATGCCTATAACGATTTCCCAGTTCGCATAGTATTGTTTGTTATATTTAGATTTTGCATCGCTTATGAGGACATCTGACCCATTTCTGGTCCCGTTCATATTATAAGCACGATGGGAAAGGTCATTATTTGTATCTTTTTCATTCGACATTTTATCATTGATGTCTGTCATTTTTTCGTCAAGAGCTACAATCTGTCGTTCAATTGATTTCGTCAAGTTATTAAGATCTCTGCTTAGACTTTGAAGTTGACCTACACTTTCTGTGTAATAATTGTGATATTCATCCACTTCAGGGTTCTTTTTGTAATACACATAATACTTCTTAAAATCGTCTAATGCGGCAAAAAAACTGTCTTTATTTGCATTAATCCTTTCTTCATTTCTTTCAGCAGCAGAGCTCATATTCTAATATATTTGTTATATTATTTTATGAAACACACATTCTATAATAAGGCGCGGATACTCCAGTTTTAGATGGTCTCATAATTTCGCACACTTGGCCAGGGCGGATTCCGATTGCTTGAGCTACAGGATCAAATCTTGACAGTTCTGGGAACTGTTCATCGCTCATAATATTGTATTTGCGCCTAATAGCAATCACCTCATCTTCCTTCATAATTCTATGAGGTGGAACATAGACATGATCTAATATGTTAAACAGGAGGCGATTTAATGGCACGATGATAATGCATATTTTGGTTTTCGCCCAGATATCCTTTAACTCGGCTCTCAAAGTGTCGTTTACTTTGTCTTTGACGACAATATATAAATTGTCGTTTCTGTTGAGCACTTCTTCGGTGTTATACAGCTGATCAACAAACTGTTGCAAGTTGTCTGGTCTTAGAGCTTTTGCTAAATAATACTTGATGTAAACCTTTTCTTTTGTCTTTGTTTTTGGGTCTTCATCATTTTTTTCCATAATCATGTCCAATTGGTTATTGTTCTTCATGGTGTTGACTTCGTTTACACTAGCACCTTCGTGATCAGTAGTGTTGAAGCCCTGAAACTTCATTAATTGGATCAATGTAAGTCTTGATTGATATACCTGAGAGATTAGACTGCTAGAGTTTTGTCCGGACATTTGTCTTCTAATATATACTTATATTGATTCTTTTATTTGGTTTTTATTTTCAATTTTATTCAGGGCCAAGGGACTCATATTTAAAACGTCACTATTTTTTTCGTTCCAGAACTAGAACTGGACGATTCTGTTGAGCTTGAAGATGATGACGAGTTATTATCATCATTGTTTCCGTCTTTTTTATCATCCGGATTTTCTGGCTTCAACATTGGCAAATTCGTATAAAGCCTTTCATCAGGACTCATCGGTTTGATAATAGTGACTGCTGGTTGGTCTACTACATCTTCCCAGCGTTTGAATTGGCCTGCCTTCTGGGTATATGTTTTTTGCAGGGCCTCTAATTGATCTTTGGCAGGCAGAGCATTGAAATATGCATCTAATCCTGTTTTGAAGCCGTTTGTAACTTGTCCTACTGGACCAGCACTTGATAGATTATTTATATCCGTGTTTGTCATGGTTCGCATGATTTCTCTTATCACTAGTTCTCGTTGATTTTCAGGCATCATAAGTATAGTTGATTGTTTGGAACCCGGCAGACGATTAAATACTGCATTCAAGTTAGGGTCAGCAAAAACATTGGCAAATCCACTACCACCTTCCTGCATTGAGTTTGTAGATCCAGGAGAACCAGGTGCAAATGGTGGTGAATCAGCAGAACCGGGTGCAAATGGAGGAGATTCAGCAGAACCGGGTGCAAATGGAGGAGATTCAGCAGAACCAGGTGCAAATGGAGGAGATTCAGCAGAACCAGGTGCAAATGGAGGAGATTCAGCAGAACCAGGCACCATTGGCGAAGATTCAAGAGACGCTTCTGGTGTTTCCTGCATTCTCAACTGGTCTACATTAATATTTTGAGGATTAATATCTTCTCTTTGTGGCATTTGTGCAAGTGCTTTCGCTCTTTCTTCTCTGGTCTTGAGTCTTTCGTCAATTGAAGTTTTATAATCTTCCACCAACTTCTTAATATCGATTTCCATTGATGCGCTTGTATCCATATGCAGAAGCTTCTCAATGTTTCTAGAACGGTACGACAAGTTCTGTAATTGGTCAATATTATCTTCCGTAATAATACGCATTTGCACATTCATTACTTGCAGTTCTTGTATAAGCAACTTGAGAGCATAAGGAATACGAACAATACTAAATGAACGACCGAAGCGACTAAACACATCTAATATCATATTTCCTTCTACAGTTTCTCTGTAAATAAGAGGACCATCTGCAAATGGACTCAAAAACAAATTCTTCTCTGTATTATAAACGGCAATCATACCGGTCTTGTTACATACAGCCATATAATATTGGTCGCCTCTTACCATATACGAGTCGTTCAAGAATCCAGACATGCCGTGACCCATAATACCATCACGTTCCATCTCACCGAGTCTTAAACCTCCATCATTTGCACGACCCTGATTTGTTTGTCTTGTTAAAGCGCTGCGTTTACCGGTTGCACGGTAGTTTATCTTATCTTTGACCATGTGCTTCAAACGCATATAATAAGTGGGTCCAATGAAAATCTCTGAATAGATTTGTTCGCCTGTGAATCCGCTATACATGATCTGATTTCCAGAATTGTGATAACCAAGACGGGTAAGCATTTTGCCATAAGTATCATAGTTGGAACCTTTGGTCGCAAACGCAGTGCAATCTCCGTATCCGCCATACATCACTGCAGCCTTACCAAACAAGCATTCAACAAGCTGACCAATAGTCATACGAGACGGAAGTGCATGTGGATTAATGATAAGATCGGGTCTAATTCCGTCGGCAGTGTAAGGCATATCTTCTTCAGGGATGATGAGACCTAAAGTTCCTTTTTGCCCGGCCCTAGAAGCCATTTTGTCACCAATTGCAGGCAGACGTTCTTCGCGGATTCTAACTTTTGCGATTCTGAAGCCTTCCTCCCCTTCCGAAATGAAAGATTTGTCCACAAAACCAAGCTGACCCTTCTTTGTCGTCTTGGATGCGTCTGTGTAAACTCCCTTTTGAGCCATACTACTTGTTAGTTCTCCGATTAACACAATACGGTCATCGATTTCTGTTCCTTCTTTCACCAAACCAAACTCATCTAATTTGCTGTAATCGAAGCCCTCTTTCAACTTCTTCACGCCAGGTTTAGATTCCACATTGGCAAAGAATGTGTTAACATTGGTTCCAGAAACACGAGCACTCTCTTCGTGCGCCTCATATGTCGTGTAATAAGTTGTTCTAAACAGACCACGCTTAATAGCTCCTTCATTGATCAAAATAGCATCTTCCACATTATAACCAGTATAACACATAATAGCAACAATTGCATTCACACCATAAGGCTGCTCTTCGTGGTTAATATAGTCAAGATAACGCGACTTTATGAGAGGAGTCTGACCATTGTTAAGAACAACACCCATCTTATCCATACGCATTTGATAATTGGAGTGATACATTGAAACAGCTTGTCTGCTTTGACCGCACGAAAAACAGTCGCGAGGAAACTGGTTGGTCTCGGGGAAAATAATAGAGTTGCCCATAACACCGAAAATGAGGGAAGGATCAATTTCACAATGAGTATAGAATTTGCTTTTACTCAAATCGTCTGTAAAAGTTGCAATCAACGACGATTCCTCTTCAGCGGTGTCCATATAATCAATAACACCTCGCATATCTTCCAAGAACTCCAATGTTTGTTTCCAGTTTGCATGTCCGGGATACAATGCATTCACATCATACAATGTATTATTGCGAATATTAAATGCTTTGTCCGATTTATTACCGAAGCCGGCAACCGCTTGTGCCCATGTGAACTTCTTGGACAAGATAATATCCTTAATGGTACCATGATCATATGACAGTTTTCCGTATGACATTTTGCCCATTTCATCAATCGTAGTACTGCGATAATAAACAGGACGCATCATTCTGCCACTATCTGTGTAAACATATATAACATTGGTTTCATAACTGAATGATATACTTGTGTAAACTGGTATGACACCATTACGACGTAGCAATCGCATTGTTTCCACAACAGGGATAGGATTATCAATTGCTCCAATCCAGTTTCCATTCACGAAAACCTTGGTCATCGTTGCTAGCAGCCTCGGGCTACACTCGTTAAGCAATTTGAGCGGTGTATTGGCTCGCATCCACTGAATAATCGGATAAGATGAATATCCATTAGTCACGACTGTACTGATAGCCATGTGCTTGTGCAAACCAATGTTGCCTCCATCTGGCGTGTCGACCGGGTCGATTAACCCCCATTGAGAACTATGTAGTAAATGTGGACCAACAATCTTAGACGTTGGATCCATAGGCAAGTTTGTCTTACGTAAATGAGAAATATGTGTAAACCACGAAAGACGATTTAGATCTTGAACTAAACCAATTCGCTTCGTGTTTGCATCTGCACCCCAGTTTCCCTTGAACCCCTTTCTGAAACCGTCTTCTACAACACGATCTTTGAACAAGTCTTTCAAGTTATTCTCAATTAAAGCAACGAAATTCTCACGATAAACACCGGCGTGGTAATAGAATGTCTTATCAATCTTCAAGAAAATGTCACGATTCTGAATCAAGAAATATTCGCGGAACAGGTCATAAATCAATGTGCCGGATACTTCAACGCGTTTGAACTTCATATTATCGCGATCAGTAGGTGCCTCTTTACCTTGATAAACTCGCAACAGACGCTGAACCATGAATCCAATAAAATATGCCTTTTGCAAATAATTGTCCTCACCAATATGAGGCAAGAAGTAATTCATCAAAATGTCCTGCACAGCAGCAACTGTTTGTCTCTTTGTAAATTTGGCTATGAATTCAAGGGCTATTTGCTGTGTAAAAATGGTATTAGCATCATGAACCGAAGGAATAAACAGATCAATCATATCAGAGTTTGCCTCCAAATCTAGAAGACAATGTTCAATGATCGCTTTGTCGGAAATGATGCCTAGAGCACGCATCAAAATGAATAATGGAATGGGCTTCTTGACGTTTGGAATATCCACAACAATTTGATTATTGGAATAAGTAGCATCAGGAGCAACCACTTTGACAGATGTGTAACGGATAGGTTTTGAACTATCCTCAGACACGGAGTGCACTTCACAAGAGAAGCTATACATTTCATCTTCCTTATACTTGCGCACATAAAGCATGTTATCGCCAAATTTTTCTTGACTCACAATGCACTTCTCTTTGCCGTTAATAATGAAATAACCTCCAAAGTCGTTCTTACATTCGCCTGCGTTGAAACGTGCCTCCCTTGACATGCCTTTCAAAATACATAAATTGGATTGAACCATGATGGGAAAACGACCAAGATATATTTTCTCGAAAGTTCGCGTTTCAACTTGCTTTTCTGTTCCAATATAACTAACAAAATCTACCTCTAAATCGTAGTGAATCGTAATGCCGTATGTCATAGACCTAAGTCTCGCATCGTTAGGGTACATATAATGTGGATATGGTTGTGTTAGACCGTCAGCGTTTGTGTCGTCATAAATAACGGGTTTGCCAAAATAGAGTTTTGTACCGTCTTTGCCTCCCAGATAAAGATAGCATTCATTACGTTTGGCATTGGGCTCCATTTCTGCTTTTTCTGATTCGCGTTCCATAAAACGGATTGGGTTGTTTTCACGGAATATTTGGAAAATGCCTTTGGAGAAAAAATCATTATATGAATCTAAATGGTGTGCTACTAGGTTATATGGGTTGTCTTTAAAATATTTGTCAATGAGGTTCCAAGCAACGGTTTCCATATATTATTATAATGTTTTATTTTTATATAACAATTACTTGTATACATTTATTGTGTAAATAATACAATTTACCATTATTTGAACTGCCTTATTGCCTTAATTGGTAAATTTGTAAACAATGCGTAAGAATTATTTATTTATTAAATTATAACAATTTATGGCAACAATATGTTTTATTACTGCAATCTATGGAGATTATGAAAAAACTTGCAAAAAGTTTGAAAAACAAACGGTGGATACCGACTTTATATGTTTCACAGATAATCCTAATATAATTAGCAATGGTTGGATAATCGACACAACTCCATATCATTTAACATGCAAGAGCGACCTAGATAATGATTCATACACAAATTCTATTTGCAATAATAGACATACATTTAACATTGCAAAATATTATAAACAATCCTTTTCTAGTATACCTATACTAGATAAATATGATGTTGTTGTATGGTTAGATGGAACCGTTGAAATTATTTATGATAAAACAAGCGAATATATATTGAACAACATATATAGGGAAAAAATAATCGGCTGGCATCACGAATGGAGGAATGGTTATTTAAAAGGAGAAGTAGAAGCTTCACACTACTACAGATATACTAGCACTTTTTGGCATAATCAACCACAACCATATCAAGATATAGATCATCAATATAATTGCTATTTAGAGGACGGATATACTGATTCGTTTTTTAAAGATTTAAACTCACATACAAAGCACATGGGGGTGTGGATAACATGTTTTGTTGCTTTTCTTCATAAAGACAAAGATGTCAAAAACTTCTTGAAACTATGGTACCTACAAACATTGAAATATACAACTCAGGATCAAATTGGGTTTCCTTATGTTTGTCAAAAGACGAATATGATACCGTTTACATTGCCTAATAACGAAATTCAAGGAGATTGCCCACATGAGAAAACAATGTTTTATGTCAAACACAATCATGGTAACTAATACATCAGACCGTTAGTTATGCTGTCTTTATGGCATATTTTTCATTCATGGCGTAGCCATGATTTATGTACTGTATTATGTATTCTTCAGGAGGATTTATATCACGAACATCTTGCAATGTTGCTATAAATGTATAATCAAAACCACAATGCCAATCGGCCGACTCATCTCTTAAACCCATTATAACATACATTGTTGTTTCATCCACCTTTCTTAAGTACTGGTTTGTATTATAATCGTAGGTCTTAACTATTTTATATACAGTATCACTTACTCTAAAATCACACATAGGTATATTATTATACAATAACAAGATATCTTTATGTCTTTTTGACTGTTGTCTTTTTTCTGGCCGTTTTACGTGTCTTTCCGCTGCTTCCTTTCAATTGTCTTGATTTGTTTTGTGTTGCTGAAAAAACTGTCCATGGTTGTTGAGGTCTATCGTGTAAATAATCTCTAAGAAAATCCCATACTGGATTTTCATCACAGAACTTGTTCTTATAAAACGGTATGCCACACGAATTTCCCCAGCGCAAACACAGTTGCATCGATTTTGCCATTGTTGTGTCGCAAACGTTGCCGTCCAATGCGCCGCGAGGTTGAAATGGCTTTGGTCGCGATGGATCCGACATATATTCGCGCGCATCCAGTTCATAGTGACTACAGCACGTGCGGGAACACGGGTTCTCTTTGTTCAAATACGTATCGTAATGGTCAGAAATAATTGCCTTGGCCACTTCGACATCAATTGTCCCTTTGTTTGCGTCCATTAGCTGACCAAGACGTACTTTACGTGCCCCTTGATGTCTACGCAAATCATCAATGCCGGTATTTGCGCACTCCAAATTCCGTATTCTTGGATCGTATGGAGCATTAAAACCAATGAAATATCCATTTTTGGTGCGTTCTGTGTTATGAAAACGGAGACCAAGTTCTATGCGCATTATTTCGTTTTTGTTAGTATCTCCGAACAGCCAGGAGTTCGCATAATCGCCTGAATTCCCTTCTAACAAGATGCGTTCATAATCATCCAAGTTATTACCGTATTGCATCGCTTCACGGATGCGGCACGAAATAGGTATGTTGTTTTCGTAAGGCAAGAAACCACCAATCGTAGTTTCTGTTCCAATAATGCCAGCCGATGTGACGAAAAAGTCTGTGCCAGACCAAATCCAGCCAGGGAATCCCATCATTAATATGCGATTGCCTTTCGTCGGCTTTATATCCACTACATAACGAGCCAACTGTCCATCCACAAAGTTGCTGAAGTTGTTATGTGCGACCACGATTTTTCCGTCTTTGGTCCAATCGCCAACAGCAATGAACGCACTACAACGCTCTTTTTGACCACCGCCTTCTTTGACGCCTGAGCTGGAACCGGAAGCTAAAGAACCCTTAACTAACAACGCCTCCTCTTCTGGCATATTTGCCCACCAACTCTCTGTCAGTGTAAAGTAATTATTCCACGCAACTACTTCATCAATAGACATATCTGCTCCTTGTGCGAACCCTACCATTTCTTCGTAGAACTCTGGATAACCTTCTTGGATCTTTGGGCTAAAATACTTTCGCGCGGCGTCAATAAAAAAGTCCCACTTGACACCATAATCGGTATAAATTAAGAAGTCTAAAATACGATGCACTTCTTTCATGTCTTCTTTGATAAGGCGGCCATATTGAAGACCACGTTCCATCGGTGTTCCACTGATCGATACATATGTCCATCCGTTAAGGTCCTTTCTTATGCCGTTTCTTATGTTTATGTGTCTTTTGTTAGTTCGTCTTTGTTTGTTAGTATATTTTTTGACCATATACTAACAATATATTTTATTATGAGAATGCTAAGAATTATTATTTATTATTCGCATATATGCATCCAGAAACAACTGAACTAGATTGTTTTGTTAGTTTCGCAATGTCATTAATGACATCGGATGCCATAAACTTCAACTTAGAGTCGGAATTATTGATGATTCGCCATTTAGCAGAGCTCATATAGCTGAGAACCTTGGAGCAATCATATTGGGCGCCTCTCAAACCATTTGAATATGTTTTTACTTTTCTGTTTTTGTTAGTATTCGAGTATGGATTGGTTTTAACTGATGATGTTGTTGATGATTTCGTTTGCGCAATTATTTTTATAACGATACTGAACAAAACCAGCAAGATAGCAGTCAAGTACATTCTTAGAGGAGCTATTATTACACTATGTTAGTTGTTGTAATCTGGTTATTCTTGTTTAGATTCAATTTTTCCTACTTTGGTTCCAACTGCGGTTATAGGCGATTCACTTTCATCTAATGAAGAAGATCCTGATGGAGCTAATGTTCTGTAACGCATTGACTTTATTGTAGCACTTGCTTCGTCTGGATTTAAGTTTACCTTCTTTTGTGTTTTGTCGTCTGTTTCTGTGTGTTCCGGTACTTTTAGTTTAAATGTCTTGGACACCAAATGAAGGAAACTAACAAAGAAGCCAAACAAAATAATGAAGAAAGCAATGATATCACTACGTGTTACCTTCTGCTTCAAATAGAACTGATTAATGAGCAATATTAAAGCAAATTGGATAATAATTAACAGAAATGTGTCTTGTGTAGGTGTTACTAATTCGTATTTATCTCCAACATAAACCGTGAATGTCATAACGAGCCAATCCATCCACGCAAACGGGATGGCCATTTTATAAGCTTCCCACATGGACAGATTCTTGAAAGGTAACGTTACATATTGTCCCCACATCGATAAACTCTGGCCTAATACAAACAATGCTAAAAATAATACATAATAGGGAAGTTTAGAGAAGTCCATTTATATATACACCGGAAAAAACATAATGTTTGCAGTATATAAGCTTGACAATGAACTTCGTTTTAACAGTACTGTTCTGGTTGTTTCTTAATATATTGATTGGACTAACAATGGATTTCGCTTTATTTACACAGACGACACCAGGTATGAAAGATGCGGCAATGGCTGCAAAAGTCTTGTCGTCGGAGTTTTGGGCGTCTATTGAGTGGATGTTTGTGATCCCGGCAAACAGAATTGGCAACACATTTTTGACCGCACCACAGCTCTCGTTGTCGTCGTATGTGTTTGATTTCTTAGCACAGATATGGTCAAATGCGTATTGGTTGAAGTTGCCAACAACGATTGATGATTATGTGGGAATGGGATTAATCTTCTTTGGAATGTTTGCTTCCAAATATGTCTTGTTTGGATAAGGTGTTGTTTACAACACCGACCGTAAAGCGTAGCAACCGTAAAGCGTAGCAACCGTAAAGCGTAGCGACCGTAAAGCGTAGCGACCGTAAAGCGGCGTTCGTTGGGAAAATATAATTAACAAATACTTTCCCAATCAAATCTTCATTTAAATAACTTTTTCTTGTTCACTATTTAATTGTTTTACTTCTCCATTGCATTGTGGTTCAATATAGTTTTTAGAGTTATGATAATTGTTAAAATGTTGCATATATCTAAAACCTGTCATTCCTTTGAAAATTATAAATTTGTTTGAACCCAATCCATATATACACACTTTAGAAACAGGATTATCAAACATCACATTTAATTTCACATTAGAATATTCTCCAATTTTGTAATCATTTATCCTATCAAAATTAATTGAACCTTCGAAGGCCGACTCCGTTCTATCTAAATAAGATTTATTATAATTAAATGGAAAATACAATAATCGTTGTGAGATTTTTATACATTTATGTCTTACTAAAAAACGACTATAATTAAATCTATCATGGTCTTTCAATATTAATTTTAACCCTGATATGTTATCTACATCATCACATTCAATAAAAAATCCTTTATGTATACCTTCAAACATGATAACATGTGCGAATTGACGAATAGGTGTTGGTGAAATTAATTCTTCGGAATGTAAGAGTTGAACACGACTTTCTTGAATATTTTTAACCATATTTAATCTTTCGTCATAATTATCTATCAAAATATTATTTGATATCATAGAACATTCTGTAAAAATACTGTCAGCATTTATTAATTTGAAATCAATCTTATGACGACTTATTGTAATAATTTTTAAATCATCAAAAAACATATGAAATGGAATTTTTATATAAAATTTATCTTCGCATATTTCATAATTATTTAACTCTATCATAAATCTTAATGGAATAATAAGACATTCAATGCCTCCCATATTCATTTGAAAATATATATTGTAAATATGCTCTTT